AAATGTTTTTGTTTGCAAAAAACCAAACTGGTTTCATAAAAAGATGACCAAGTTTTTCTTTGGTTGGGACTGGAAAGATGGTGATTTTGAAACACAATTAAGGAAAGCGAACGAAAAATGACAGCAAATGAATTAATAGATAAGTTAGAAAGTGTAAGTATTAGATTATTGGGTAAAGAAACTGAGCAAGCAGGTAGAGCCATTATTCTTTATAGAGAATCAGCGATTATGCTACGCCAGCAACAAGATGAAATAGAAACATTGAAATCCGAAATAATAATGCAAAATGAACGGTGGAAAAAATCCATCCGAAGGAAAGCGAGTGAGAAATGCTAATTGGATTTGTAAAAGAAAAACAAGAAGAAGCTTATGATGACTGGGTTAAGCTTTTAAAAGCTGCTAAAGCAGAAGAGGAGTTTCTTACCGAGCCTAAAGCGGTTTGGCTTGAAGCTTGGACACAGGCCACCATGGTTGCCTGGGGTATAGTTGATGATAATGTTCCTCCGGAATATAGAGGTAAAGTATTTGACCAAATGAAAATAAGGTTGCTTAAATGAGATTTATAGAACTAAAACCTAGAAAAAATAGGTCTAAAATGGCAAGGGAAAGAAGAAATGCTCGTTTTAAAAGAGGCGTTTTTAGTAGATATCATTTTTTTAAAGTAGTACTTAAACATGGAAGAAGGAGGTTGTTGAAATGGTGGCGAAGATAAATAAGCGAGAAAAAGAACTTTATTTAGGGCAGGAAGATGTTCCGGATGATTTAGTTAAAAAAAGAATTGAGGAAGTGAAAGAAGGTATGGATGCTCCTATGACGGAGCAAATTTATGGTGAGACTAAGTCTTATATGGGGGATGCTAAGCAGGCTTTATTTGTAAAAAATGGTGATATACGTCTGGATGATGATCCTTTAATTGAGTTTATAGAGTTATACCAACCAGGGGTTATGGTGGATAGACAGAAGTTTTATAGACGCCTACTAGATATTTTGGAGGCTTGGAAATAAGTTCATGTCGGAAAAATTACTTTGGCATAAGTTAAGGGCCAAGATTCGTTTGCTTGATTTGCCTGGTAGGTGGGAGAGGGTTGAGAATGGTGTTTCGGTTGGTATGCCGGATGTTAATTATTGTGTTAATGGTTTTGAAGGTTGGATTGAGTTAAAACATGGTAAAATGCCGGCAAAAAAAGATACCGTTATCTTTAAAAGTCAGCGGGGATTAGAGCAAGAACAGGTGAATTGGCACTATATTCAGGTTAAAAATGGTGGTATTTCTTGGATTTTTATGGAACTTTCGGGGGATTTTTATGGGATTCCGGGGAGTTTGGCCGGTGAAATTAACCAATACACGGTGGAAGATGTCCAAAAATACCGGGTTTCTTTGGAAGATTTCTTGGTTTTTCGCTGTATTCAGAATACACCGTGACGGTGAATCAATGGGTTACATGAAAACCAGATTTCGGTGAATCAATGGGTTACAAATTAGGTGTTGAGGTTGATTGACGGTGAATCAATGGGTTAGCGTTAATATTAGGTGGTTTTATATATAGGAAAATAAAAAGGAAAAAATTATTTTTTTTGAAAAAAGTATAATTTACTAATATACTAATAAGATACTTATAGTTACTAGGTTTTAATTAATAGTAGTTCTAATATTTACTAATAACAGTTAATATGTTAACCACAACGGTTTTAAAAGTCGGTATATGAAAAAAATTTAGTATTTTCTTTGCTATATATAAAACCGGTTGAAAGTTAAGTCTTGACGTGGATATAATAGAAGGAAATACAATTCACTAAAAACTGCTATGGCCGAACGAAAATGGGTAACTAAAATTCCCAAGAAAATGAAACCTGAATCGACTATCAAGGATAAACCAACTCCTGGTATTGTGGTCGGTAGGGAAACCAAACGTCAGACTCAAATAGAGGTGTGGGAAGACATTTTGGATACTTTCGGGGATCCGCTTATGGAGCTTGCCAAGATTGCTTATGATCCAAACATTTCCTTAAGAGATAAGAAAGACTGTCTTAAAGAACTAGTTCAATACGGTCACTCAAAAAGAAGGTCTGTGGAAATTACTGGAGCGGACGGTGCTCCTTTAGAAGTTCGTCTCCAACTCATAGACAGCATAGCCCAAAACTTCGCATCTAAACTTAAAAAGTGAATGCACTAGCCAACATAGATTTCTCAAAAACAACTCCTCAGGAGTTTAAATCTTTGTTGGAAGAATTTACTTTACATGACCTCATAGTTTTAAACAAAAGAATTGAATGGCTTAATTCTGCCCGAGAAAAACAATTAACCCCGGAAGAGGATTGGTGGACTACCTGGCTTATCCTTGCCGGAAGAGGTTTTGGTAAAACTAGGACTGGTGCTGAAGATATTTGCTGGTATGCAATTAGTCATCCAAGGGTTCGCTGCGGAATTATTGCGCCTACCAGTGGAGATATTAGAGATACCTGTATTGAAGGTGTCTCGGGTATTCTCGCCTGTCTTCCTAGTCAAATGATAAAATCCTACAACCGAACTATCTCAGAAGTCATTCTTATCAATGACTCGGTTATCAAAGGATTCTCAGCACAAGAGCCCGACCGCCTAAGAGGACCACAGCATCATAGGATGTGGTGTGACGAGCTTGCGGCTTGGGATAAAGCGGAAGAAGTTTGGGATATGATGATGTTTGGTTTGAGGCTTGGAGCCAACCCTCAGGTTATAGTAACCACTACCCCTAAACCAACGGATCTTATTAGAAGATTAGTGGAAGAGAGCTATGATGAAAATGGTTCGGTTCTATTAACTCAGGGATCCACTTACGAGAATAAAGATAACCTTGCCCCAACTTTCTTTAATGCAATAGCACAATATGAAGGCACGCAGTTAGGGCGCCAAGAGCTTTATGCCGAACTTCTAGATCCGGAAGAAGGTGGTATTGTCAAAAGATCCTGGTTTAAGTTATGGCCATCCGACATGCCTTTCCCAGAATTCACTTATGTACTACAAAGTTATGACACGGCGTTCACAGAAAAAACTAGCAATGATCCTACGGCTTGTACGGTTTGGGGCGTATTTAAGCCTCAGGATAGACCATGGTCGGTCATGCTTATAGACGCCTGGACAGAAAGACTAACTTATCCGGATCTTAAACCAAGAGTCATAGAAGATTATTCCGCCATCTATGGGGAGCCAGGAAAGAAAGTTGATCTTATTCTGATAGAAGATAAAGGCTCGGGCATAAGCCTACTCCAGGATTTACGAAGGGCTAATTTATTTGTAAGAGCTTACAATCCAGGCAAAGCCGATAAAGTTCAGCGACTTCATGTAGTTTCCAATATAATAGAAAGGGGAAGGGTTTATATTCCTGAAAGCACTAAATGGGAGGGAGAAGTTAGGGATTGGGCTCAGCAGTTTATGAGTCAAGTTTGCTCATTCCCCCAAGCTACTCATGATGATTATGTGGATACTATGACACAAGCACTCAGGCTTTTAAGGGATATGAACTTTCTTAATATTGATCCAGATCCAGTGGACATGGATATTTACATTGATGAAACTAAGCCAAGGAGAGTTAATCCTTATGCCTTATGACAATAGCAACCAACTTACGGTTCAAGAAGGGCAAGTAAGTCCATCAGAGCAATATGAGAAATTAGTAGGCCTTGGCATGAGCCCAAGTGACGCAGCTCAATACGCTGGCTTTAGCCCTTTCCAAGCAAATCCCCAGCCTAGTCAAAGTGAAATGAAAGTAGCGGTTGCAAGAAACCGAGCAGGACAGCCCGTAAATCCGTATGACCTCAGTAACCTAACTACTCCTTTTACCGAAGGAATGGCCCCTGGTATGGTAGGCACTATCAAAGGAACCTTGTCTTCTATTCCTGGAGTTTTTGGGGATATTGAATCGCTTGGTAGAATGGGATTAAATTATCTTTCCCCCGGTATAGTTAATAAAGAAAATACATTGCCAACCACAGAAGATTATTACAGCATGTTCCCTCAGTTTTATAAAAATGGTCCAGCAGCTTATTCAGAAAATATAGGCGGCGCCGGAGGAAGAAACATTGTTGGTGGAGTTATTGATCCTTTTGCTGTTGCCAAAGGTGTGACTAGTGCCGCTCCTGCCATTGCTAAAGGTGCCAAAGCGCTTGGAGAAACTGCAGCTTCTAAAATACTTTCTAGTGAACCTTTAGTTCCAGGAGCCAAGTTTCTTAATCCTCCAGTTATGTCTATGATTAAACCTAAAGGAGGGCAGTGGCCAACAAGTTTTGGTTCGGGAGATTTAATAGGTCAAGGCAACCTAGGAAACTTTATAGACGAGTCTATGCATTACCATGACTTGGCGGATAATCCAAGCCCATTTACTCTTTGGTGGAAACAGTTAGAAGAAAACCCAAATCCTAAAGTTTGGGATGAAACCAATAACTTTATAGAAGATTACAAAAGCGAATACCCTATGCCAGAAGGAGATCCAAAAGCGGCTGCTCTATGGGGAAAAGATTTAAGGGATGCCGTTACTAGACACATTAATGGTACTGATCTATCGGATGAAATCATTAAACATGAAAATGAAATTGAAACTATTCAAAATGCTTATAACAATTGGATCCAAGGACCTTACGCCAATTACATAACCAAAAGAATGGGCACCGGCAAGGCAAATGACCCTCTAGTTCAACTTGCCGACCAAGGATGGTATCCAAAAGACCATGTAAGAAATCCATTAGAATTTGCAGACCAAGCTGCTGAAAGAAGAGAGGCCGCTTTAAGAAGAGGTGATACTAAAGAAGCTGGAGAAACAGCTAATACTTCTCGTGGTATGGAAATGGAAAATGTACTAGATTCTGCCATTAGGTTTTCTAATCCAGCAATAATGAAAGAAAAATATAGCTGGCATGGAAAAGACATGCCTTTTCTTAATAAAGCAGATCCTGGTTCTATTATTTATGATTTAGGTACGGATACTATTTTAGATAAGTATGCTGGTTTAAAAGATGTAAGAAAAGCCGCATGGGATGATTTAATGTCCGGCAAAGAGACGCCTGAGTCCATTAAAAATAGATCCATGGAATACTATGCCAAAAAAGCATGGGTTAATGAAGCGGAACTAGAAAAGCAATTAGCAAAAGACCAGAAGGCTTATGAAGAATGGCGTCAAAAAAGACATGAAGAATTAATAGCGGACAAAGATTATTCAGATGGTTCTAAAATGATTCTTTTTAATTCATCTTTATTTAACGGAACTCCGGAAGAAGTTAAAATAGGACTAAGGGATCTATCGGTGGATACTAAAGACTTAAACCACTGTTTAGCTTCTGGCGGACATAATTGCAGCATTCAGTATAAAAATAGACATGCTCCTATCTATGAACCTCATACTGGAACTACTCCAGCTGGCGCTTCTGAAACTCCTTTTTATAATCATATAGAAAATATTAAAAATGACAGAGAAGCCATTGCTTCATTAAGAGGACCAAATGGAGAAGCGCAGGCGACCATACATTTAGAACCAATAGGCCCTTATGGTTCAGGTGGTTTTGACATTAGGCAAATAGCAGGATATAACAACGGCAAAGTAGATTCGGCTTTTAGTAAACATTTAAAAGAATGGTTAAATAATCCAGGTTTTGTTTATTCAGATGAAATTAGACATGTTAGTAAAGATTTAGAAAATAATGGCATATTTCATACTCACACAGGTGAATACGGAAACGCCAATGTAAGTCATGCTTTTGATAGCGCTCAAAAGCATCATCCTTCGCTTAATAAAGAAGCATTAGATCAATTAATGGATGAACTCCACATGGAAGGCTATTATGATGCTTCTAATGAAATTGCTAAAATGTATAAAAATAAAACTGGAAAAGATTTCTACGATACTTTTGGGGATGATCCGGGGGATGCATTTGCTAGCACAGGCTCCCCAAATGAAACCAATGATTTAGTACAAATAATTAAAAGAGAAATTGGTCCTAGTAAAAAATTAGAAGACGCTCTTCTTGCTTTTAAAAACCATGAAGAAGCAGTAGCAAGAACCATGCCTCGGTTTGTAGATTTAGATGACATCAAAAGACTTGCAAAGTCCTACAACATAGACCTAATAGAACCTATGCAGTTTTTAGATAAAAAAGTAGTTAGTCCGGATGAAATGCCTGCTCTTAAAGAAGAATGGGACAAGTGGAATAGAATTCATGATTTTGACCCTAATGGTCACCAATATGGTAGTTATGTAGAACACTTAAAAAATCTTATAGAAAATACAAAAAATGTTCCTCCAGGGCACAAAAATGGCGGTATAATAAAGTTAGCATCTGGCGGAGCAGTTAAAAAAGAAAAGGAAACTATTAAAAGCAGGATTCAAGTTTTGTCTGCTGAGTTATCCGATATTTCTAGAGAAATAAACCAAGCCAATGAAACTAAAATAAAACCTACGAGTCAATATGACTCTAGAAATTTTAAAAGAAAGTTTGAAAAGGAATAAACCATGCCAGAAATGCCTATCCCTCAAGACTTTAACCGGTTTATTCCTGGAACTATGGACCAAGAAGATTTATCAGAAGAATCCATACCCGAACTTTTTGACCAAATAGAAGAACAACCCGACGGTTCGGCAATAGTTAGGTTAGACGATCTTAAAGGTCCGGACGAAACTCCAGACTTTTATGAAAACTTAGCTGACTCTATTGATAACTGGGAGTTGGATAAAGTTGCGCTCAAATATATTGAACTTATAGAAAAAGATAAAAATGCAAGAGAAGACCGAGATAAAAAGTATGAAGAAGGCATTAGAAGAACAGGCCTCGGAGACGATGCACCAGGAGGCGCTCAATTCATGGGAGCATCCAAAGTCGTCCATCCAGTTATGGCAGAATCCTGCGTGGATTTCGCTGCTAGAGCAATCAAAGAATTATTTCCGCCTGACGGACCAGTAAAAACTAAAATTATTGGGGAAAGTAACGAAGAGAAAATAGCAAAGGCAGACCGCAAACGGGACTACATGAACTGGCAGTTAACGGAACAGATAGAAGAATACCGTGACGAACAGGAGCAAATGCTAACTCAGTTACCTCTAGGCGGTTCACAATACATGAAACTTTGGTGGGATGACCAACGCAGGCGTCCCTGTGCGGAGTTTGTGCCTATTGATAATATTTATTTGCCTTTTGCTGCTGTCAATTTCTATACCGCCATGAGGGTAACGGAAGTTCAAATTATTACTCAAGAAGAATATGACTTAAGAGTAGCACAGGGACTCTATAAAGATATAGGCGCCTATAAATTAAGCCAAGAGCCAGAAGAATCCAAAGCTCAAAAAGCAACCAATAAAGTAGAAGGCAAAAAAAATGAATCTACTAATGTAGATGGTATGCGAGAAATTTACCATGTTTATACTTGGTTGGAACTTGAAGAAGATAAGTTTTCAAAAGGAGAAAGAGCTCCTTACATTCTTATGATTGACCAAGCTGAGAATGCGGTTATTGGTTTATATAGAAACTGGGAGAACGGTGATGAATCACTTACTAAGTTGGACTGGATTATTGAATTCAAATTTATACCTTGGAGAGGCGCTTATGCCATTGGGCTTCCTCATCTCATTGGCGGCCTTTCTGCTGCTCTTACTGGTGCACTCCGTGCTTTATTGGATTCTGCGCACATCAATAACGCACCAACTATGCTTAAGCTTAAAGGCGGGAAGATCTCGGGTCAGTCTGCGAGCATTGATGTTACTCAAGTTACAGAAATTGAAGGTGCGCCTGGAGTAGACGATATTAGAAAAATAGCAATGCCTGTGCCATTCAATCCGCCTAATGCTATTCTTTTCCAGCTTTTAGGTTGGTTAACCGACGCGGCTAAAGGCGTAGTCACTACTTCAGAAGAAAAGATTGCCGATGTCACTTCTAACGCACCAGTAGGCACAACTCAAGCATTAATAGAACAAGGCGCCGCCGTATTCAGTTCAATTCATGCAAGATTGCATGATTCTCAAAAGAGAGTATTTAAAGTATTAGGTAGATTAAACCGCTGGTATTTAGATGACCAACGTAAGACAGAAGTAATCGCAGATTTACAAGTAACTGCGGAAGATTTTGAATTTATGTCAGATATTATTCCGGTATCTGATCCTCATATTTTTGCGGAAAGTCAAAGATACGCTCAAATTCAAACTTTAGCCGCAAGAGCACAAGCAAACCCAGATTTGTATAATAGGCTTGCTGTTGAGAAAAGAATACTTAAGCAAATTAAATTGCCGGATGTTAATGAAGTATTGCCAGACCCTCAGGACATTAAAGATATGAATCCTGCGCTCGAAAACGTATCTATGACGGTAGGCAAACCAGTAGGCGCTTTCCCAGCTCAAGACCACTTAGCTCATTTTATAAGCCACTTACAATACGCAACCGACCCTATTTTTGGATTCAATCCAATAGTTGCGCCTACTTTTATTCCTGCCTGTTTAGAACATTTAAAGCAGCATTTGACCTTATGGTATTTAAACCAAGCGGATATGTACACAAGTCAGGCTTTAGGTGAACCTTATAACATTTTAAAAATTCAGCCTACTATGAAAGAGGCTCAAAAATTATTAGCAGTTGCTTTACAGCATGTGCATCAAGATAGCAAAGAAACATTAGGTCAAGTAGGACAAGCTATCAATCAAATGCTAGCCATGCTAAAACAAATGCAAGGTCAAAACCAACAGCCAACTGATCCAAATATTATGGCTCAAGTAAATGCTTTAACACAAACTTCTATGGCAGAAACACAAAGAAAAGCCGCTATTGACAAAGCAGATCTTCAACTAAGAGCTATCAAAGAACAAAATGAAACCCAAGAGAAAAAAGAAGCGTTAATATCACAGCAGCAAATAGAAGCCGCTAAATTAACGCACGATACTAATAAACTTGCTATAGAAAAAGATTTTGAATTACAAGCACAAGCAATAAATCACAATCAAGAATTGCAGCAACAACAAATGCAACAAGTAGCAAAAGCACAAGAAACAGCACAAGAAGCACAAAAGCAAGCAATAGAGCAAGAAGGAGCAACAGCTGAGCAAAGCAATCAACCACCACAAGGAGAAGGAAATGTCTGAAGCAATTAATAAGCATAAGCGCATGGCCATGTATGGCATGGAAGAAGCAAACCATTTGAAAAAAGGCGGAAAAGTAAAGAAGTATGCTAAAGGCGGACAGGTGATCCCAGAATCCCATCAACCCGATAACGAACTTATTGGTGCATACCCTGAAAGCAAAGTAAGGAACTTACCTGCTAAAGGAACCAAGCCAAAATTAACTAAACCTGTCCCTCATTCAGTTGCTACCATGAAAAAAGGTGGGGGCGCTAAGAAACCTGGTTTAATGATAGCAATAGCAGTAGGAAAGAAACCAAGTGCTAGAGGTCGTTAATGGATCTTACAAATGATTTCATTAAAGTAGTAAAAGCAAAGCAGCAAGAAGTAGTAGAGTCAATGGTAAATGGAAGGTTCGTGAACTTTGAAAGTTACCAGAGATATGTAGGCATACACCAAGGCTTGCAAGAAGCTTTGGATATTTTAAATAATCTTTTAGAAGAAAAGGATAGTGATGACAGTAAATTACGACAAAGAACAGACACTAGAAGAGGCGTTTCCGGAAGTTGATCCTCTTATGACACCGTATGGTGCAAGAGTACTAGTGCAGTTAAGAGCAGTGAAAGAAAAAGTAACTAATAGCGGTATTGTTATTCCAGAAGAAACCAAAGAAACGGAAAAATGGAATACGATGATTGGCAAAGTTATTGCTATTGGACCACTTGCTTTTAGAAAAAGAGAAGATATGGTGCCGTGGCCAGAAGGAGCTTGGGCATCTGTAGGGGATTATGTTCGTGTGCCTAAGTGGGGCGGCGATAGATGGGAAATTGATTTCACGGATAATCAAGGCGCCAACGGAAAAGCACTCTTTACATTTTTTAATGACCATGAACTTATTGGCAAAGTGACTGGTGATCCCCGTGCTATTAAAGCGTTCATTTAAATTTTTGAAAGGAAAATTGTATGACACCTACTGAAAAATTAGAATTACAGGTAGCAGAAGAGCAAGACGGTTCAGCAACCGTTCAGTTGCCTGAAAATGCGGGAGAAAATCCTCAGCATGAAGAAGAAATAGAAGAAAAATCTTCAGCAGAACAAGAAGACCATGAAGATGACGACGATAGAGAGCAGATTAGAGCCGCTCGTCGAGAAGAAAGACGTCTGAAAAAACAGATTCATAGGGAAAAAGCAAAAGAATCCAACCACCTAATAACCGCCCTTAGGAAACAAAACCAAGAACTTGCTGAAAGACTGGCAGTTATTGAGAAAAAAACTAGTGGAGCTGAATTAGCTCGTGTTGACAAGGCTATTGATGATGCTGGAGTACAGGTTGAGTACGCCAAAATGAAAATGAAAGAAGCCGTAGCGCACCAAGACGGTGAAGGTGTTACTAAAGCTGAAGAACTTTTGTATGATGCTCGCAGAAAACTTGAGTCACTTCAAAATATGAAGCATCAAGCAACAAGACAAACAGCCCAACAACAACCAAGCATTAAAGCACCGGATTTATCAGTCCAGCGGTTGGCGGCTGAATGGATGGAAAGAAATTCTTGGTATGACCCGCACGGCAAAAATGAAGAATCAGCCATTGCTCAGGTTATCGATAAAAAATTGACAGAAGAGGGATATGATCCTAGTTCTGAAGACTATTGGGACGAACTTGATGATAGGCTTAAAAAATATATTCCCGACACGTCAAAATATGCTTATAATGAATCTAAAGCACGTAATCCAAAACCGAGGTCTGTTGTGACAAGTTCAGGAAGAGAGTCGATGGGCAATAGTAAATCTAATGACTATGTACTTAGTCCAGATCGTGTCGCTGCTATAAAAGAAGCTGGCATGTGGGACAATATGGAACTTCGTAGAAAAGCCACTCAACGTTATATTGAGTGGGATCGTCAAAACAAGAATAGGGGATAAAAATGGATGAGCGTTTAAGAAAAGATACAACTAAAGGTCGCGAAAATAGAGCAACTATGGATGCTAGTCGTCGCCCACCAGAACAAGATTTTGCATTTTCTCAGGAACGCCGTAGAATGTTCCGCGATGAGTTCCTTCAAGAAGCTTTACCTAAGGCGCCTGATATTCCAGGCTTTCATACTTGTTGGTTATCCACCACTCATCAGTACGATCCTATTCACCGACGTATGCGGATTGGCTATGTGCCAGTTAAAGCCGATGAAGTTCCAGGCTTTGAAAATTTCCGTGTAAAAGCAGGTGAGTTAGAAGGGTTTGTTGCTTGTAATGAGATGGTTCTTTATAAACTTCCAATGGACATTTATTTGGACTATATGGCAGAAGTACACCATTATGCTCCAATGGATGAGCAAGAGAAGATAAGAGTTCAACAAGACTCATTATTGAATGCCCGTGATTCTAATGGTAAAAGACTAGGTGAAATTGAAGGTGATGGCATGCACTTTGATTTAACAAGACCCGTTCCTACTTCTTGGTAAGAGCGGGTTGGTTTTACTTTTAAAAATTGCGTTAATTGCGATTTTGCTTTATAGCTTTGAATAAAGCGTCAAAAAACAAAATTTTATTTAACCATTTTTAAGGAGTAAAATATGTCTTCAGTATCCGCTCCGTTTGGTTTGCGTCCTTCTTTCTTTCCAACAGGTTTAGAAAGAGCACAATGCTTACAAAACGGTATCACTTCGGGTTACGCAGCCAATATTTACAAACAGCAACCTATTGCCTACGTTAGTGCTGCTAACGTAGGTTCTACTGGTTCTGCTAACGGTACAATTATTGCTGCTCAAACCACAACAGGAAATTCAACAAGCCAACAGTATGCCGTAACAGGTTCATTCCAAGGCGTTGAGTTTACTGACACAACAGGCCGTCGTCGTGTTTCTAACTACTGGCCATCAGGTACAACTGTTCAAGCAGGTTCAGTCACAAATGCTTATTTCTATAACGACCTCAACATCGTTTATGAAATCCAAGCTGACGGTTCTATGGCTCAAACAAGTATCGGTGGTGAATATTGGTTTACCAACATCACTGCGGGTAATTCAACAACC